ATGAATAACAAACAAAAGAAAAGCATTTCATTATTATTACTCTTATTATCTTCTACAACTTTAGCTACTTCAAACAAAGATACATTTTTAGGGATAACAACATCTGCCCTTTCTATTGTTACTTTTATTATAAGTTGTATAACACTTAAAAAAATATCAAAGGAAAATTTAAAATGAGTGAAAAAAAATTCGATCAAACAAAATATATAAACGAATGGGCAAAAGAAAACATGAAACAGGTTAAAGCTAGTTACAAAGCTGAATTTGTAAAAGAGTTCAAAGAAGCCTTGAAACTTTTGAATGATGGCAAACCTAAAGAAGAACAAATAAGCCAAAGTGATGTAATAAGAGAAGCGATGTTGCAAGTAATTAAAAAAGCGAAAAAAAATAAAAAAGAACACTACTCCCCAAGCGGATAGTAGTGTTCTTTTTATTATATTATACTTATTTGGATTGTATAATTTAGACAGATTATAAATATTTAACTCCATAATTTTCACCTCCTATTATTACTTACTGATAAAATTTTAAAATTACTTTTTATTTTTGAAATTTTTTTAAAAAAATAACAATAATAATATATAAAGGTGATTGAATGAATCCAAAAGAGAAAAAATTAAACAAAGCGGTAGAAGAACTTAGAAAATACGATAAAATAATTAAAAGTCTTAGAAAAAGCGGAGATAATGAAAAGATACTATTTTATGAACAAAAAAGAAATAAACAGAAAGTAATAATAAAAAATTTAAGGAGTTATCTTAATGAATAAATAAAAAAGCCTAGATTACATTGTTCTAGGCTTTAATATATATTTACATTTAATATATCTATAATGCACGTTAATAACTTTTCCATACCCAGCATCTAAAACAAGATATGTAGGCATCGCAAATAAAACGGGATATTCCATTCGTGTGTCCAATTTATTCATGTCTAAGTCAACTGCATTGCGTTTCAAATATACTTTATTCATAATAAATGCCTATCTGATTTTCTAATTCAGCTGATAATTCAGAATACTTTTTGTACTGCTTAAAATAATAGTCTCTGTCATTTTGAGTATCTTGTAATTCTTGTTCTGTTAATTCTAACCTAACCTCTAAATTACGCTTCTGATAGTCCTTATAAAGAGTAGTGAAACTTAGACCAAATACAGTTAGAAAGAGAATAAAAATAGTAGCATTGATAGTGTCGAATTTCTTTTTAAACATAATATTAAACCTTTTTTAAATAATCGCCACTTACCCATCCGCTAGGAATACGAGCAAATCCGTTTTTCCATTCCTTTACAGTAACACGCGTACCCTTGTTTAGACATCCGTCTTTATCATAATCATGTTTTTTTGCATCAACTGTTAATTCATTATATGTTTTTCTTCTATAATTTTCTCCAGGACCAGTACGAACACTTAAATCACTAGCAATTACTTCATAAGTCCCTAAATTTTGTGCTACACTGTCTTGAATTTTAGTGCAATATTGCAAAGACACCCAGCCTTCACCTGTATAGCCCCAACCAATTTTCTCTTTAGAGATAGTTAATTCTGTACCATTGGCATAAGCCTTAACCTTTGCACCGTTTGGAGCATTACGACAGTTTACACCGCTTGGTGTATTTACCTTTACTTTATAGTTTACAGTTGTATCAACGTCATTTTCAGCTTGTGGAGTATCACTAACATTAGGTGTAGCACCATCGTACATAGGCTTAACGAATCCACGAATGCTTGCACTTCCCACAGTTACAGTTCTACGTCCTACTGCATCATTTTTATTACCTTCGATAACTGTAAATGTATTACCATTAACGCTTTCTACGATACCGACATGTTCTGGCCATCCATCCTTTTTATCCCAGTCATACATAATTAAGTCTCCTACGTTAGGAGTAATAGCCCCGTTTTCTTCCCAGATACCCATTTCTTTAGCTTTTTCAATTGCTTTACCGCAAGAACATTCAAGCGGGCATAAATTTGCAAGCCCTACCTTAATAAACAAAGCTGAAATAAATACCATACACCAGCTATCATTCGATTTAACTTTATAATTGCGTGGTAATGGTGTATAAGAATTATATACATTAACAATTTCCATATGAGACCCATCGCTTTCTCTACATCCAATCCACGCTCTTGCTAAGTCTAATAATTGTTTTACTGTTGTCATTTTATTTATCCTCCAATTTAATGCATTTGTTTTCCCATTTTTTGTAAGCATCGAAATACACTTCATTTTTATCACCGTTATATGTTAATTCATAGTACATTCCATCACTAACAGTTGTAGACAATAAAGCTTTGTTATTTTGCAATGTTTTACAACTCCATACCACAAACACATCAACTTCTGTAATTTGCTTTTTATCCGTTTTATCAAGATGTTCATTCGTATACTCAACAATCTCTTTCTTACATAATTCAATGAATTCTTTTTCGTTCATATTACTGTTCCTCACTTTCTTTGTTAATTAATTTGTCTGCTACTTCTAATCCTTTTGTTAAAACTGCTGGTACGTTATAACCTGCTTCAACTAGATTCTCTACAATACTTCTTAGTTCGTTTATTCCTAAAGAAGCTAAAACAAACCACCCCAAGTAGGTTGTAACTCCTAAATCAATTCCCAATGTATTCCCAATTTCAACAAATAATACAGAAGCTGAAAACGCTAATAAAATCATAATCCAGTACCCAAGTTTCTTTAAAACTCCCATCCATCCTTTTGTTGAGTTTGTTTTATTAGCCAGTTTGGATTTCATACAACCAGTGATCCAGTCAATCACATTAAATAACAAGAATAATGCAAATAGGATCCAGTGTTCTCCAAAAATAAAGCTTAAAAAAGCGACTACCGCACCAGTAATCGCATTGTATGTGTCCATGTAATTCATATTGTTTAAAACATTCATTTTTTTCATTTTCCTCACCTTCAATTAAAATTTTATTGAATACAGTTGTCATCAAATCAGCAGATTAGTGCACTAATTCTTCATGCCCTAACTCGATTAAGATTTTTTTAACTTCCTCTTTTAACGCTTGAGGCACTTTGTCATATGTTAATTTTTCATCTAAAATACGATATACTAAAAAGTTAGC